TCCATTGAGTCCTGAAGGTCTTTAAACATCTTGTCAAAGCCAACAGTAAATGGATCGAATTTATGTAAGTTGAATAGTTCATTCATGCTTTTTTCTCCTTAATTAAGCGAGTTTCAAATATGATACCCCGAAGGCATATCGTTAAAGCTGGTTACTTTATCCAGCGCCAACTATCGAGTGGCAGTGAAATCTCTCGGACGCTTTTTACCGTGAACGTCAAACAGCCCTAAGGTGGGCCCAAAACTATTTAGTTTGCTTTTGTCTTATTACCAATATTATATTTTGGTACTAATTGCCATTCACTTTTTTCTTTGTGTGACAAGATTTTTACTTGTGACAAAAAGATTGGTGCTGGTGTATCTGTTGAACCTTCTTTTACTAATTTAACAAGGCCCCAGTCTTCCAATAAATTAGCAATTGCATTTCTACGGGAAAGATCATTATCTGAAATGTCGGTCGGTTTACCATCCAAAGCAAACAATTCTTTAAAATGTACTATGTAATATTTACCTTGCTTGTGTAAAATGTGACAAGATTGAAACAATGTTTTGTCTTTTTTGGAAGCAACACCAATACGTGTTAGTGTTTCACGCACTTTTAAAAAATCATCTTGTTCATTTATTGTTACTTCAACTAAATCATTAATAGAGATCATTACTTTTTCACTCCGCCTTTATCTGTTCTTATTTTTATTTCAGCGATTTGTTCATCTGTAAGAATCTTTAATGCATCTTTGGCTTTTTGATCCGAATAACCGAAGAACGCCTTAATAGACTCCAAATCTTTGTTGACCTCGGCTTTTTGCCATGGTTGAAACTTGCGCTTCATAGGTCTAACTGTATTTAGAAGATAGTAATATTGAAGATCCTTATCTATTTCTGGATTAAGATTCATCTCATTCGCATACAGAACACAATCCATGTGATAAGACAAAGCACGATTCACCATGTAAGGTGGATAGGTCTTATAATCCATATCATCATGTAGAACAGGTTTTTTGGTCTGGAGAATAGACGGTAGAATTTCTTTGAATAGGTCTGCCATTATTTGAACTCACAATCGACCATGATTTCAGTTAGACAGGCAATCATATTAATTTCATGGTCAGCTACGAAAGCTGCCTGATATTGATACTTAGCCAAAATCAGAACCAATTGGGGTACAGATTGTGGTTTCAAATGATCCGATAACGTATCATACATTGTACGAAAGATACGAACAGGATCGTTATCCAAGTTATTTGTAACCCATTTACGAGCAGATGCAAAGTCTTTTTCTTTCAGTGATTTGGTTAATTCACCAAGTTGTACATTTGAAACAGACGCAAGAATACCTTTGTCAATAGTACCGGAAGCGGAATAACGTTGCAGTTCATTTAGTATACGGCGACCATCAGGAAAATATTTTGTGATAACGGCTGCAACTACTTCTTTATTGTATTTGATTTTCTCTTGTTCGAGAATCCACTCAACACGTTTGAAGAATTGGGTTGCTAGTTTAGCTTTTTGTCCGTTAACTTTAAAGTCAACAACGGCACAACGACTATGAATCGGATCAATAATACGATTCTTAAAATTACAGGTGAAAATAAAGGAACAGTTACTAGCGAACTCCTCAATTGCACCACGCAACGCAGGTTGAGTTGAATTTGGATTTAGATAGTCTGCTTCGTCAATAATAACAACTTTACGACCACCACTTAAAGAAACGGAACTAGCATAGTTCTTGATTTTATTACGTAGAACATCGATACCAGACTCATCAGAGCCATTGATAACGATATAGTCACAACCAACTTCTTCACACAATGCTTTAGCGATTGTGGTTTTACCCACACCAGCAGAACCGGATAACAATAGGTTTGGAATTTCCTTACGGTTCACATACTCTTGAAAAGTATTTTTAATTTGTTCAGGTAGAATACAATCTTCCACTTTAATTGGACGATACTTTTCTACCCACAAAATTTGTTCATTCATATCAAAACCTCATAATAAAAAAATAATTATATCAAACTTCAGTGTCTAAGGCAACTCGTTTCCATTTTTCTCCTATTCTCAACCAAAGTCGATTGTCTTTACCAACAGACATACTTACTTGATGAGTGATTTTTGTTGTATCAAAAAAATAATTCCCAACCATTGTTGGTTCATTAATCTTTGATTTATTCATATTTTTTTCTTCAGCAGTTCTATTATCCGCAGTTAATGTTAATAACATAGGGGATACTGGTGCTAAATGTTTAATATCTTCATCAGTTAACTCTGGTTTAATTTGGTTATACTGGTACTGACGAGCAGCAACTGCTACTGCACCAATACCAGCTGTTAAACCAAAACCTTTTAAGAAATCCCTTCGAGCGTTCATTTTACTTCCGTAATTGCTTCAATTAAAGCTTCGAACTCTTTAAATTCAGCAACCTCTGTTTGTAGAGATTGTTTGAATTGAGTTGTTGCCATACGTTTGACGATCTTTTTGGGAATCTTTAGTTCATCGTTGGCAATACCAATGATGTCTTTAATAGATTCTGTGTGTGACTTATTACGAGTTAATAACGTAACGATCTCATCGATATAACCTTTGAGTGCTTTTAGTTGCTTCTCATCAAGGCTACCATAGATTGTATGTACGGCATTTGTCATTACTTCAACTCACCCTGAATTGATCCAACAACAGTGTTGTAATCTTCATCAACAACAACAGAAACACCGGCGAAACCGATAACGGTTTTACCTGCGTTCAAATCATCTGAAGCAGTAAATACAACAATAACTTCTTTTGGGTTCACAGCAATAGAATTCTTGGTGTGTGCGTCTGTAAATGTAATCAACATATTAATCTCCAAATTTAGAAGCAGATGCTTCGATTGCAATCCAATACTGAATATCCAGTTTGGTGTTTTTAAAATGTGCGATGCCTTTAGAACTAATTTCAACATCATATGCACCGGGGATAAGTTTAAGATTTTCAGTTTTGAAAACCAACTTATAATTTTGGCCATTACCATCTTGAACTTCACAAGAGTTTGTGTGTGCGGAATCATCCGAAGCATCAAAGGTAGTGAGTACCATGTTTTCACCATTAGATTCAACAGCAACGTTAGGTGATTGTGCCATAGAAGCAGACTTAACCAGCCAAGCCAAATCATCTTCAGACAAAGAGAATTGTACATCTACAGAAGGTAGTGTTAAACTCTTTTGTGGAGGAACAACAATTTGATTCTCACTCGTCAAACGATATTTGGTACTACGGCGACCTTGTTTAAATGTGACATTAGTGTTATCAATATCAAGTTCACCATCATTGTACATATTTAAGAATGACAAGAATTGTGGTAAGTCATATACACAAAAGTCTTGTGGGAAATTTTCTGAGACAGAAGCTTCCACAAGGATAGATTTTGTTTGTGACATTGTGGACAGTTTATTACCTTTACGAAACTTTAAACCAGAATTGATGGTAGAAAAGTTTTTTAAGACAGTAACTGTTTCATTAGATAGTTTCATTCAATACTCCATTATGTAAGTTATTTACTATTTTACTGGAACCGTATGATTTTGTCAAGGCTTTAATGACATTCATTTTCAAATCATCCAGTGTTCCATCATTTTGAATTACGTGGTCTATATCACCACCGATCCAACGCCATTCTGATTCATGTATACCGGACTTGGTCAACATAAATTCTTCAGAATCTTTTTTACCTTTATTTGCTCTTGATGCAATCTCATACCAATTAGGTAATTCACCACGTTGAATTTCAATTAAGGTACCACCTTGTTTGTGTACAAAATTCATCTCGTTAGCAAAACGAACATCAGTAATAACCCAATTTTGTCCAGGGTTATCTTCAATGTGTTTCTGTAATCTAATGACCCAAAAGTCTTTATGAAATACATTTCGTCCAACCTCTGTACCCATTAGTTGTAATACTAATCTAGGTGTGATGTTTTTTCCTAGTTGTTTAGACCAAAAGGGATCAACTTTTTCTCTCCAGTCACGTGAAATGTTTGTATCACCCTCAAGTAATGAACGAGGCCAACCAAACATTTCTGCAGCTGCATCCTTAACACCTTTTGCAAAGCTTACGGGAGTAAATCCCATGTCTTTGAGGATATCACCTGCGGTTCCTTTACCTGAACCAATGAATCCTAGTAGGCCTACAATCATTAGAGTTCTCCAACGAAATTAGCAACAGCGGGCATATCTCCAGTGAAGTGATATGTACCGATGTGAGCAGTTTTCATCCAAGGACATAACCAAATTTTACCACCCATCTTACGCCACATCTGACAGAACATATAATCTTCAGACAAATAACGATCAGAACCACCACCTGTGATAGAGTTTTCATAATCAATAACTGTATCAAAGAAAGCATGAATGTATCGTGATCCGTCAAAATGTGCTTGACCTACATGATCTGGTTTATAACGAATTTGTGGATATTCTTTCTCCATAGCAGCAAAGACTTCACGTTTGATCATCATGAAACCTGTACCGATTTCCATAACCTCAAGTGGTTCGGAAACTTGGAATTGTGCTGTACCCTTAACAGGATTAAATACATAGTCACCAACAACTTCAGATAGTCTGTTGGGATCTAGTTCTGGATTCTTCTTCAATGCTTTAACAACCGAAGTCCATTTGATTGCCTTTTTAGGATATGGACCACCAGAAACTTCTTTATCTAGTGCCAACAGAGCAATAACATCTTGTGGTTGGAAGTTAATATCTGAGTCTAAAAACAACATGTGTGTACAGTCGGAACGATGGATAAATTCATCAACCAAATAGTTACGAGCACGTGTAATTAGTGACTCATTGAACAAGAATGAAAACTTAATTGCAATACCATATTGCATACACAAACCTTGTAAGTCAAGGCATGCTTTCATGTATAGACCGTGGTTTACACCTCCATACATTGGAGTAGCAACGAACAAACTTTTCTTTGCTAGTTCATCTCTTTTGATTGAAATTTCCATTTGTTCTCCGTAAATAAAAAAAGGCCACCGAAGTGGCCTACGAAACTAACGATTAAGCTGTAAAAGAGTAACCTGCGCTTAGTGCTGCTTTAACCATTGCCTTAGTTGGAGAACCAAGACGATAGACACTTACTTTAGATCCGTCATTCTTGGTCACAGTATTTGTGTAAATACAGTGTCCTTCTTTACGAAGTTCTTCAACACGAGCGGATACGTTTTGTACACCAAACAACTTACGGCCTTGAGCCACAGAGAAGGTATTATAACCCTCAGTTTTGTTCAAGTAGTTCAACATTTTTTGTTTAGCGGAAATAGATTTAGTCATTTTCAAAAATTCCTATAATAAGTTAATAATAAACCTTGCTTGTTGCAAGTACAGTCATTATATCATTATATAGATACAATGTCAAGTGTTTTTATGGTACACTTGATTATCTGCCAACTTGTGGAAGATATTTTGCCTTGGTTTCTTCCCAAGACATAAAAATCAGGTCATCATAAAACAACGTTTCATAAGAAACATTATTCTTCTTTTGTAGTTGCCTGATTCTACCTTTGGCATATTTTGTTTTCCAAATGTTTGCCAAAGTTTCTTCACTTGTATCAAATGATTTTACCAATTGTTCTTCGGTAATTTCTTTACGGAGATAATCGTAAGTATTGTTATACAGAGGTGAAAAATAGATACCCCGTTGGTGTTCTGTACGAATTAAATTCTTAGGAATACCAAGTTTAGAATATGCGAAGTTTAATGACCTATTCTTGTGGTCACGTTTGAGTGGAAGGCCTTGTGTGTTCTTGGCTTCCCACCATTCAAAATATTTACGTGTATGATTTTCTTTAATCCAATCAAACACCATTCTCATTGTTTTCTTTGATGGTTCAAAAGCCACAGAACCACTAGAGAAACCCATAGGGTTCCAATGTTCAAGACCATCGTATTGAGAAAGCCCTCCTGCTTTTGTTTTTCCATATAATGACGTTGTAGTAACCCCAACAAGAGTGTCTCCATATTGTCTTTTCCAATCTTTTTGTACTGTGTCGGATAAACACATCAATGCCAATAACTTACCACCCATGTAATTAAATCCTAGTGGTTGTAGTGGAACAATCGTGGAACCGATTGCGGTATGATTGATCATGCCTTGTTGTGTCTTAACATCACGTGACCAACCGATTGCACTATCACGAGGAGTTAAATCCAGAAAGTCTGATGAAATACAGATGACACCAAGATATTTTTTAGAAACTTCATCCTGTAAAATATAGAATAGGTTTCTTCCAATGTTGGAGTTATTCTTCATTGTAGACGAGAATGTGCGTATGGCATTCCAACGTTCCGCTTCAGTACCATTGGAAAGAATCATACGTGGTTTTAATTTTTCAAAATCATCAGGATCTTTTGGTACCCAAAAGTTGGATTTAACTTCATTAATCATGTCCAACTGGTTAGGATTAACCATCATACATTCTTCACCCCAAAGTGTACTAGACATTTGTGTGGGATAACGTTCATGGACTTCACACCACTTTTGATATAAAGTGTATTCACGAACATCCATCTGTGAAGCATATGATAAATCATCGATAAGTGTTTTTTTCAGACTTTCTGTATCAATGTGTAAAACTTGTGGATTCTTTTCTCTCCACTCATTCCATTGTTTTTCAACGAACTCTATTGGCGTTGCCATGTTTTTCCAGTTTCTTTAAATTCTTTTCGGCCTTGTTTAATAGACCTTTAATTTTATTACGTTTTTTCATACCTTGTTGTAAGGCCAAAGGTTTACAACGTTCAGTATACACTATTCCGTCCATATGGTCAAGCTCATGTAAGAAACATCTTGCACTTATACCAGTAAAATTTGCTTTGTGTATTTCACCATTATAGTCTTGGTACTGAACTACGATACCAGCAGGACGTTTGATTTTTAGTTCCAACAATGGGAAAGACAAACAACCTTCAGACATTAATGTTTCCTCTGAGGATGAAGCAAGTAAAACAGGATTAAAAAATGCCACATAGTCATTACCTGTACCCATGACAAATACTCGTGTGTTTATACCAACTTGGTTGGCGGATAATCCGTAACCATTAAACTTTTTACATGTTTCAACAAGAATGGAAGCTAAGTCTGAAGCAGTCTTAATATCTCCAATTACTTGATTATTGAAATCATACTCAGGCATCTTTTCTTTGAGACACGGTGAAGTCTCTGGTACAAGTGCAGCAATAGGAATATCTTTCTGTACTATAACATCATTCTTTTCTGTATCAAATACAATTACGGAATCTTTTTCATTACTCATGTATCACCTCTATTTTTTAATCCAGTACCAAGCATCTGTATCACAGAACTGAATAATATCTATTGTTAAACCTTGTTCATCTAAAAACTCATCAAGTGCCTTTTTAACTCCAGGCATAGAGTAGTCATGTCCAGCAAAAATACCACCAGACTTGACTTTTGGATAATAATTCACAATATCACGTTTTGCTGCTTCGTAAGAATGATCACCATCAATAAAAATATAGTCTAAGTAACCATCCGGAAAATGAAACACAACATCCTGTGATCTACTCATCATGAACTTTACACGATCTTTATATGGATCAATGTTCTCTAACATTGTATTCTTGATGATATTCTGTTTATCTTGATCGAAATAACCACCAGGACCATCATCATAAGGCGTATAAGGATCAATAGCATACATTCTAATGTCTGGAATATTTTGAAGCGTCCAAACAAGATTCCAACCATAACAGACACCAAGTTCACATCCAATTAGTTTCTCACCGTGTGATTGTAAAATTGGAATTAAACCTTTACCTGCCATCCAACCGATTGGCCACTGCATTTTAGTTATTGGGGGAAATATCATTTTGCTATCCTACTAAAGTTATTATGTTTCTCAAATCGAATAATCGATCTAAACTTATCAAAGAGTTGGTCACCTTTGTGTGAGATAACAAAAACATTTGTATCTTGACCCATCTCATGAATTAATTTTAAGAACTCCTCTGTTCCAACAGTATCAAGACTTGAATCAAATACTTCATCAAGAATTAACAGATTTGTGTTTGTTGAGTTCTTTAGTTTGGCAATTTGCCGCCACGTGAAAAGTAAGGCAAGGTCAATACGCATCTTTTCTCCCTCGGAAAAATTAGCATAAGAAAAGTCATCACGGTGCCTACTCTTAATAGTTTCTTCAAAGTTTTCATTGATATTGAAATTTACAAAAAAGTCCATTGCTGATAGATACTTGTTAATCAATTTATTCATGATTGGCAAGTATTGTTTGATAATCTTGGTTTTGATACCTGTATCTTTCAATAGTGTGGCAGCATACTCAAGATAATGTTTTTCAACCGAAAGTTGTTCTTGATTGGATAACAATCTAGACATCTCAGATTTAAGATTATTTAATTTTTCATTTTCTTGTTCTAAGTTTTCTTTGTGATTGTTTAATTCATCAATCTCTTTTCTGCTTTTTTCCATATACTTACGTATAGCATCAGCGGTAGAGTTGAGTTTAACAATTTCATTCTGGTGTGCCTGAATGTTATTTGTTATTTCTTTGATTTTTTGGATCCTTTGGTTTGTTTCTTTGATTTGATTTTCGATATTTTCAATTGCAGTTCCAACTTCTCCTTTTGTCGTATTGATTCCAACAAGCTGGGAATGTCTGAAGGCTTCAGCAATACTTTGTTTGCAGGTCGGACAGTCGTGGTTTTCTTCATAGAACTTCTCCTCTTTATCCAGTTTTCTTAATTTGGATTCTAATTTAGATTCCAGTTGTAACAACTTAGAACTCTTTTTCTCTACCGATAACTGATCAGTGATTTTACTTTGTAGTGAAACAATATGTTTTAGAATCAAGGTTACATCATGACCAATCTTGGTCAACTGTCCTGCTGATTCAGTTACCTCTTTCATCTTCTTTTTGATTTCGGCCTCATTGTGCTTCTTATGATCTTCTATGGACTCTTTCTGCATTTTAATTTTTTCTGCAACAAGTTCCATATCATATTTGTTTTTTACCGAACCGTCTTTTATTTGTGACATTTTATCTTTCACCAAACCATTCATTGTGGAAAAGATTTGTATGTCTAATAGGTCCTCAATAATCGTCCTACGATCTGAGGAAGATAACTGCATAAAAGGAACGAAAGAAGCTGAACCAAGAATAACAACCTGCGTGAATGACTTAAAATTTAATTTGAGAATTTGTTTTTCTAGCACTTCTTGGTAGTCTTTAGCAGCTGCATCTTGGTTCAACAATACACCATTGCAATGTATCTCAAACACGTTGGGTTTAATACCACGAGAAATTTTATATTTTTTCTGACCAATAGTAAACTCAATTTCAACTAATGCTTGTTGGCCATTGATTGAGTTTAGTAAATTTGGTTTATTAATTTTACGAAAAGGTTTACCGAACAATCCAAAACATAATGCGTCCAACACAGTAGACTTACCTGCGCCATTTTTTCCGATGATAAGTGTGTTCGGAGATTTATTTAAACGAACTTCAGTAAATGATGTGCCTGTTGAAAGTAGGTTTTTCCAACGGACAGTTTCAAATATAATCATGTTTTATCCATATTCAATGCTTCAACATACAGTTCACGCATCAGACCTTTAAGTTTTTCTGTATTGATTTCATCTGTGATACCATCAACATATTTGTTTAAGATAGTTAAAGTATCTTCAGCTTGGTCTATCATATCATCATCCACACCTTCTGTCAAGTCTGTGAAGTCCTCGGCAATGGTAATATCGATAGGATTTACTTTGTATAAGTTTTCGATAAATCGGTCAAACAGATATGGATTAGTTTTATTTAATACCACAACTTTAACATACGTATTGGTATACTTAATCAAATCCTTATTGTTGATTTCGGTAATCGATTCTTCTCTGTCATCGTAGGTGATTCTGTGGAACATCCTATAGGGATTAACAATAAACTCAAGTTCACGGGAATCCAAATCAAATATATGGAAACCACGATTGTCATTATAATCTTGCCAAGTAATCTCATAGGGATTACCCAAATAATAAATGCCATTATCATCAGATTTATGATGGTAGTGTCCACTAAAAGTGAAATCAAACTTTCTAAAGAGTTCACGACTTAATCCTTCTTCACTTGGCATACCACGATACATGGCAAAACCAGAAATTTCAAAATGTCCACAACAAATTTCCGCTTTGGTGTTTTTTAACAATTCCATTGAATCATCATAATTCTCTGGACAAATCCAAGGTATCATACAAATCTCAGTATTGTTAATCCGTATTGATGTTGGATGATCTATTACATTAATGTTATCATACTGTTGTAACAATAAACCAATTGAATTTACTTCATTTGTATTCTTAAAATAAGTATCATGATTACCGGCTAACATATGTACTTTGATACCAAGATCAAACAAACAATCAAAGAACATCTCCTTGGTTCGTTTGTATGTATAGAAGTTTACATATTTTCTACGATCAAATGTGTCACCAAGAATAAGAACAGTGTCGATACCTCGACTATGCAGAGTAGGGAAAAATACTTCACTATAAAACTTTTTATAGTAATCGAGAAATTGTGGAGAATCATTTCTTGCTCCAAAGTGTTGATCGGTAATCAGTGCTATTTTCGTCATAATGTTTTATTTCCAAAACGGAATTGTGTTCAAGTGAAAGTGCAAATTGCGTAGCTTTATCCAAGTCGGAGAATTCTTTAAACTCTACAAAAGGTTCCGACAAAATAGGATAATAAGACACTTTATACATTTTTCTTTTCCTGAGCTTCTTGTACTCTTTTTCTCAAAGATGTGGTACTAAAACTATGTTTACGAGTGTTATAATACAACTCTAAATCTAATTCACGACCTGTGAAATGTTTATCTTTGTATTCCTCTCCTATTATTCTAACATCAATTGGATAGGAAAGCAATATGTCCATCAGTTCTTTTTCGGTAGAATATGGTATAATTTCATCCACATACTTACAGGATGACAATTGGACAAACCTTTCAAATAGAGATTGTACTGGCTTATTCTTTGTATCAGGCCTGTCTATGGTTGGATCCGTCTGTAATCCTACAATCAAATAATCACATTTAGTCTTGGCTTCTTTTAACATCATCATATGACCTGCGTGAAACAAATCAAATGTGGAACAAGTGAATCCTACTTTCATTCTTCATCCATAAATTTTTCTAGGCCTTTTGGTTTGTTTCCGTTTTTCTTTTTGGAAGCAATACCAGTTTCAAAGTTTTCAATAAACTCGGCAATATTGTCATACAATTCAAATTGTTGTGTAGTGCCATCTTCATATTCCAACATCTCACCTTCGTCCAATATACCAAATTGTTCAGTAGCTTTATATTTAACGTAGAGTTGTTTTTTTTCTTTACCAATTCTTCTTAAGAAGGCGTAGTATATAATCTGTGTAAAGTAGGCAAATGGGTTATTAGATTTGTCTGGATTAAAGTTATTAAAGTACATCAGACAATTTTCGATACCGTCAGATATCATTTCTTCTCGGTATGTATAGTTGATGAAGTTTGGTTTGTGTGACAACCCTTCAGCAATCTTCATCCAACATTCACCAATATAATTGGGAATAGGTTCATTAGGATTAATTTTCTTTCGTTCTTTAAATTCAACTAAAGCTTTTAGAAAATCAGCATTATTAATGTAATGTTTTTGTTTACTCATTCAAATATACCATAAAAAGTATTGACTTTACGCTTGACAAAGAGTATAGTTCTCTATGTCCCCCTATGATGTTATGCTTAATGTAATGTTTGATTAGCTATATCTTCCAAAGCATTCATAACTTCCATCATTTCTTCCTCATTCATGTCCTTCATATTATCTGACAATTCCTTTTGTTTTAAAAGAGTTGAGATTTTTTGGACAGTATCCACATAGTATTCAGCAAAATCATCATTAGGTTTAAATTTGGTTAATACCTCATTTTCTTTAATAATGGCTTCGTTGTCTTTAATGATTTGTACAGGCAACCAATGTGCCATCATCAAATTGGATTCGTTGTTACGAATCCGAAATTCTACTACCATAGGATTACTAATGTGAAAGTTTCCATTAGCAGTAAATTCTTCCACAGAACCGATAATATCTTCACCACTTTTTAGTCTTAAAATTTGTAGTTGGTTCATTTTTTGAGTCCAATTTTGTATATCTTAAATGAGAACTTCTCCTCATTATATATCTTTACTCTTTCCACGAAATGTTTTAAAGTATAATTCATATGTTTCTTGTATCTAAGATCATCGGCTATGTCGTATAACGTTGCGCTGTCCTTGTTCTCACTATTCCGCAGACCTCTACCAATTGATTGTAGGTTTCGGATTCTACTTTTGCTCGGTGAAGCAAAGATAATGTTATGCAAATTTCTAATATTAATACCTGTGCTAAAAGTACCATAGGAAGCAACCACAATAGCGTCATTTTCTTTCTCCATAATTTGTCTGATTTCTTCTCTGTCTTTGGTGTCTGTTCCACCGTGCACAAAAAAGACTTTTCTATTTCCGATTTTTTCGGTATTCTTGATTATATTATAAAGGATTTCGCCGTGTTTTTCAACCATTTGATACAAAATTAATGTATTCTTACCTAAGCTAACAGCAAGATTTTTAATGAATTTATTACGTTGTTCGTTAGAAATTAAATATTGAATTTCATCTTGGTATGATTTGTTTTTGTATTCTTCACAAATATCTTCTGGATGTTTTAGTATTAAACACTTGATGTTGAATTGTGATACAACACCTTTGTTCATAAGTTCTTTTGTTGTGATAAATTGTCTTGATTGTCCAAACAATCCTTCTAAAACAAGTTTATGTGTTTTTGTACCATCTAAAGTACCAGTCATACCAATACGATACTTAGTGTTGATACATGATGTTAAAATGGTTGTAAGTGATTGGGCTTTAAAGTTGTGTGCTTCATCACCTAGAATAAATTGAAATTGTTCAAAGTATTCACGTGGCATTTGGTACAAAGATTGCCAAGTTGAAATAGTTAATGTTTTATCTGTGTATTTTTCTCTGCCTTGATATATTCGATGTACATTTTCTTCTACATTAAATCCGTTGTGTGAAGAATAATCCACAAAGTCTGAATATAACTGTTCAACTAAAGATGTTGTTGGAACAATTATAAGACCTTTAAGGTTTTGATATTGTAGTAATTGTCGTACAAACAAATAAGCAATTAATGACTTGCCTGATGATGTTGGTGACACCAACAACATTCTTCTAGACTGCATACCATGAACAAATGCTTCTAGTTGATGTTCGTTGACTTTGATTGGTTTGTTTTGTGAATGTAGATTTAAAGATTCAGCAAATTTGTTTGCGTGATACATTGAGAATTCGTCCTCAAAATCGACTTCAGATTCTAGTACATATTCTCTTTCTTCACAGAATTCTTTTAGGTATGGAATTAAACCGAGATAAATTTGATTTGTATTAAGATTGAAAAGGCGAATTTTTCCATCCCAAACTTTGTTTTTAAATGCTGGAACAAATTGATAACCTGGCACAAAAAAAGTGAAGTATTCTGACAGTTCTCTTGCCAGTCCACGTTCACAATTTATTTTAGCATATACCTCATTGAATTTGGTAACTGTGATGCTATTGTCCACCAATGAATTTCTCCCATGATATGAAATCACGTAGTTGCCAAGTTCTTTGTTTCAGTTCATTCATTATGGATTCGATTACTGATACCACTTCTTCGTGATACACTTTCTTTTCCAATAGTTTGATTAAATCATCATCGCCTTCTAGGTGAGAGTTTACATCAGACTTTAGAACAAATTGAAATGGTTCCCAACCGTGTTTCTCTAGTTCTTCTTGTGATAGTCTACCTGCAAAGTAATCTACTTTAATTTTTCGCATACGCATGTAATCAAAGTGTGCTTTCTTAGAAGCAATTTTATGCTTTGTCAGAATAGTTAAATATTTATTGTGTAATTTAGGAATGTTTAACAGTTCTTTGCCAGGTTCTGTCTGATCAATTTCTGCGTCTGATTCCCAAAATTTAAGTACGTCTTGTAGATTTTCCATAATAAAATCAAAGGGTTAACATTAAAAAAACATGGTAACATATTTTATGTTAAAAGTCAATATGTATGTTACATTTATGCCGATTCTATGTTATAGTATTCAAACATAAAAGATGCATCAGCGGTAATAATATCATCCGCAGATTCTTTACTATCTAACATGATGTCTGATAGTGTGATAGGGAACATATTAATAAATCTAACATTCAAGATAGGGTTGTTCAGATTAGATAATAGTGTTAATGTACCATCTGAATAGGACTGTAAGTTTGTTCTATTCGATTGAATTTGTGTTAATCTATTTCTTTCATCAAATGATACAGGTGAAGCCATTGATCTGAACCAATCATGTAGATCTTTCCATGATTGTACATCACCGTTTACTAAGAAAGTTATGTTGAACGGGTTATATGTTATTTTATTACCTGGTGCAAAATAATCCAGTAATGGTGAGTTGATTGCTGCCTGACCAATACTCAAACCGGGTATGTTGGCGGATTGACAAAAGTATTGTGCGTTTGGAATACGATCAAACGTCAGTAAAAACTTACTGGCTTGTAATAGATTGATATTGTTTGGTGTTCTAGTTAGTGCTGTCATATGTGTATTTATTAGACCAAAAAAAAGAGACCTCCGAAGAGGTCTCTGTAAATGTCACTCTTAATGGTGACTTCCCATACCGATTGGGATTACATCAAGTTCTTAACACCAAAGATACGGTAGTAAACGTTAGTACGTTCGTTCAATTGACCCATACCTTGAGTTAGACCCTGAGCAAATGGGTTAGCAACCATACCGTAACGTGTTTTGAAACCAATCTTAGGTTGGAATGTGAACTGGTCAACTGCACGAACCATTTGTAGAGGAACGTATGGGCAGTAGAATAGACCAGCGTCATAAGGAGAAGAACCCTTATAACCAACAGTAACCAATTCTTGGTTAGCTGTATAACCACCGAAGTATGGATCGATGTACACTTTGATACGACCGTGTAACAAACCAGCGAAGGTGTTACCTGTATCGTCAACTTGTAGGTCAGCAGATAGAGCAGGTGTGTAAGAAAGAACACCAGCCATAGCCATAGCAGAAGCAACGTCTGAAGAAACGATCAGAACGTTACCTTTACCACGACGGGTTTGCTTAGCAATAA